CGAGGAAAGAGCCTATTTGGGCGACATCGCTGAAGAAAGTATTCCACAAGCGATCAAGGACAGCGTAGCAGCCAAAGGCGGCTGGCGTGTTTCCAATCCAGATCTAATGTATTTTCCTAGTCCATATACCGACATTAGAACACAGGTCAAGACCAACGGACTGGCACCCAGCACAGATCCAGAAGCGTTGCCACGTTGCGTGGTTGATGCCAGCGCCGGAGACTCAGTTTCAATGGTGCTGACTTTGCCAGCTCAGCAGACTGCGGATCGTTTTACCATGCAAGAAGAAGCAGAGACCATGCGTACTATGGCACGAGAAAACAACATTGCCAACATGGCACTCTACGAAACTCTTACACCCATTACCTAAATAGGTTGACCACTTAACACTAAGGCTGTAACATCTAGGTATGTTACAGCCTTTTTTGTTACCTAATCAGCAATGTTGCTAGAACTGCAACATTATTGTTGCAAAAAAAGCAACAATCATGCGTGGTTGACCGTATATTCAAGATCGCTTACAATAGCATACAACATAACAAAACAGGAGCAATTATGACACAAGTACTAGTCCGCTGTGGCGTGTATCGTAACCAAACTGTGCGTGATGTGGCTTTTACGTTGGTTAAGGATTTTACAACAGGCGCCAAAGGCAATTTTGTAACAGTTCGCAGCGATGGTTATTTTGGTGCAGAGCATGATGTAGTGCGCATCAAAGTAGACAGCATCGATGACATAGAAATCGTAGGAGGAGATACAGTGACAGCTAAACCTGCACTTAAGGTAGTAGAAAATCGTCCGCAAGAGACCGACGAACAAGTCATGGACCGTATTGAACAACGGTTCAACATTCTGGACGACATGACCAAGGCAGCAATTCAAGGCGACATTCGTGCCATGATCGTAGTTGGCCCGCCTGGTGTGGGCAAGAGCTACGGTGTTGAATTCCAACTAGAAAAGGCCGGACTGTTTGATCAGATCTCCGGCAAGAAGATCAAGTACGAAGTGATCAAGGGTGCTATGACTCCTATTGGTCTGTACGCTACTCTGTATCGACACAGTGATCCCAAGAACGTGCTAGTATTCGACGACTGCGACAGCATCCTTTTGGATGACCTTGCACTGAACATTCTCAAGGCCGCACTAGATTCGGGTAAAAAGCGCCGCATCCACTGGAATGCCGATTCATCGCTGCTGCGTCGCGAAGGCATCCCAGACAGCTTTGACTTCAAAGGTTCCATAATCTTTATTACTAACCTTAAGTTCGAAAATCTCAAGAGCAAAAAACTGCAAGACCATTTAGAGGCACTGCAATCACGCTGCCACTTTTTGGATCTTACACTGAACACCACACGTGACAAGATCATGCGTATCAAACAGATCTTCCGTAAAGGCGATCTGTTCCAAGACTACGACTTTACTCCTGAACAAGGTGAAGAAATCGTAGACTTTATGATCGCCAATCACTCACGCATGCGCGAGATCAGCCTGCGTATGGCACTCAAACTGGCAGACCTTACCAAGGTGTCCACTAACTGGCGAGCACTTGCTGAAAGCACTTGCATGAAGCACAGTTAACCAATGCTCCTGGTTGCCGAAACAAGGCAACCTTTTATAGGCGTCCTAGATTGGACGCCTTTTTTTTTGACTTAGTTAAATAGTGTGCTATACTAGCACAATGAGAGAAGCCACTTTAGTAATCCGAGATGAGGTCAACGTAAAGATCGAAGGGCTTGAATTAGATGCAAGGCGCAGCCTTGTTAATCGTTTCAAATACGATGTTCCTTATGCAAGATATCTACCCGCAGTTAGACTAGGTCGCTGGGACGGCAAGGTCAGCTACTTTCAACTTGGCGGTAGCACCTATATCAACTTGTTACCAGACATTATACCCATGCTAGAAGGCATGGGTTATGATATAGAGATCAACGACCTCAGAGAATACAACATCAACTTTGATTTTCCTTTGGTTACTGAAGACACTTTTAGTGACCGCACATGGCCTAAAGGACATCCAGAAGCAGGCAAGCCTATTCTGCTGAGAGATTATCAAGTTGACATTGTCAATAACTTTCTTAAAAATCCACAGTGCATACAAGAAGTGGCAACAGGTGCTGGCAAGACCATAATGACTGCGGCACTCAGCTGGCATGCCGGACACTTTGGTCGTAGCATAGTCATAGTTCCAAACAAAAGTCTGATCATACAAACAGAAAAAGACTATCGCAATCTTGGGCTAGACGTCGGAGTCTACTATGGTGATCGCAAAGAGTGGAATAAACAACACACTATCTGTACATGGCAGAGTCTAAATGTGTTACTAAAGAACACTCGCAACCAAGTAGGTGACTGTACCATACAGGATTTTATTGATGGCGTAGTATGTGTGATTGTTGATGAAGTCCACATGGCCAAAGCCGATGCGTTGAAAACTCTGCTGACAGGCACTATGGCACACATACCTTTGCGTTGGGGGCTTACCGGCACTATACCCAAAGAACAGTTTGAATCTGTGGCACTGTTGGTCAGTCTTGGACCAGTGGTCAGTCGACTAGCAGCCAGCGAACTACAAGAACAAGGTGTGCTAGCACAGTGCCATGTGAACGTGGTACAGTTGGTTGATCATGTGGAACACACGAACTACCAAAGCGAACTCAAATATCTACTTGAAGAACCTGGTAGACTAGACACCATAGCTGGTTTGATACAGCGTGTTAACGAAACTGGCAATACACTGGTACTGGTAGATCGTATCACTGCCGGACAAGAACTAGTGGCAAGGCTAGGCGATCGTGCTGTGTTTGTCAGCGGCGCTACCAAGGCCACAGAGAGAAAAGAACATTATGATGAAGTTGCTGAGACTGATGACAAAATTATTGTGGCTACTTACGGTGTTGCCGCTGTGGGTATCAATATACCCCGTATCTTTAATCTTGTACTTGTTGAACCGGGAAAAAGCTTCGTTCGCGTTATACAGTCAATTGGTCGAGGTATCCGAAAAGCTGAAGACAAAGATCATGTACAGATCTGGGACGTGACCAGTACCTGCAGATTTGCCAAACGCCATTTGACCAAGCGCAAGGCCTACTACAAAGAAGCAAACTATCCATTTACCCAAGAGAAGTTAGAGTGGCAGTAAATCAATTTGATGATCATTGCCTAATCTTAGGTCGCAATATCAAAAACTCTACTGTATAATTTGATTTATGAGAATACTAACATTAGGAAATCAATCCTACGAATTAGATACACTACCAGATCAGGTTGATGATCTTAGATTTAATATTTTGGACAACAGCGACCCGCAGAATCCCGACTACTATTTCATACCCTTGATCTTTTTAGAAAGCTTCAATAGTCCTGCCCTGGTGTTACGTATAGGTAGCCAAACTGTCAAGATGCCACTGACCTGGCAAATCTTAATTGGTGAGCCAGACCTAGGCGACTTAGAAATGCTGCCACTTACATCAATTAACGATCGTGGCTTTAGTGTGTTTGAGTTCAATCCACTAAGCAGTTTTAGGCCTAGCTTTTTACCATTGGAAATAATTGATGTTTATCATGATGTAACTTGGTTCAGTCCTAAATTAAAAAACGGCCAGATGCTTACAGTGCCCATTGAGGACAACGACAATCCCAGATGCGTGTACTTCTGTAAAGATATCAGCCGTAACTGTGAAATTGTAAACTACTCTAAGGCATGGTAATATGGGCAGTCTAAAACCTGGTGTGCAATACGTTTATGAAAAGTCGGATGGTGTTGTATATGCACGGCAAATGGGCGATCCTCCCGACAAAAGATTTGAAATAGGCAGTGACTATACAGCCAAAAACGGACCTAAAATCTGTGGCATGCCAATAGAAGAAGTGTCTATGTTGGTTGACATGGTCAAACAATCCGAGCATCATCCTGCTTTACAAGAAGCTCTGGAACGTGCTAGACTAATTTACAGATTATGTCAGACCCAAGATGAGTGATAAATTAAACATCCAAAATGAAATGCGTCAGTTCGACAGCAAGAACCGCCAGTTCTATGACGAGCTGACTGACGAAGAACGCAAGAAGTTCAGTAACTATCTCATGATCAGGTGGGGCTCTAGTGTACAGGGCAGCAGAGAGCTACAAGAATTTTATGTGCTCAGTACCAATGAGCGACTAAACAAACATTTTTTTACGATTAACAAACATCCCAAACTGCAATGGCTCTGCGCCAGCAGTGTTAGTCCGGGGCTTGGCTCTTTTAGACATCAATGGATTGCTGGTCCCAAGAAGGCAGCTAAAAACAAGCTGGCCACCGAACTGCAAGATTACTTACCGGCACACAAGCTAGATGACATTGACTGTCTTGTAGCCATAAACGATGAAAAAGAAATCAAACGTTGGGTCAAAGACCACGGCACAGACACCAAGTGACAATGTCTGCGGCTACTGCGGTCGAGCATTTGCCAGACAGCAAAGTCTCGAAGTGCATATCTGTGAGCAAAAACGTAGAGATCGAGAACGCAACGACCGCGGCGTACAGATAGGCTATCAAGCATTCATACGTTTCTATGAAACCACACAAGGATCAGCCAAGCTCAAAACCTGGGAGGACTTTGTACGCAGTCCTTACTACAAGGCTTTTGTAAAGTTTGGTAGATACTGCCAAGGTACCAGAGTCATTGGGAGTGAACAGTATCTTGAATGGCTACTGGCCAATAACAAACGCCTTGACAACTGGTGTAAAGACAGTCTCTATGACGAGTTTCTGTTGCAATATCTTAGACAAGAAATGCCCGAGCCAGCTATACGACGTGCTCTAGATGCTGCCGACCGCTGGAACACAGTCACTGGCAATCCGCCCAAAGACTATCTACGCTATGGTAACACCAACGAGATATGTGTGGCCATAGTAGGTGGCCGTATCAGTGCTTGGGTGTTATACAATACGGGTGCAGGCATGAACTTCTTGGAGTCTTTAGATGCAGGACAGATTAACATGATTTGGCCTTACATTGATTCTGAATATTGGCAGCGTAGGTTTGCCAGTTGCAGTGCTGAACGTGCCTACGTAGAATCATATTTTCAGGAACTGGGCTGGTGATCTACATTGACTTTGTTCCTGGCACACACGGCAAGTATCTTGAACATGTCTGCAACAAGTATCTGACTGAATCTCACAGTCTGGCCGACTTTGATATCTTTGACAGCCAAGGTCGCGCACATCGTAGCAGTCAAGAGTTTATTGACAACAAAACTTTTGATGCACAGCATCTATGTGAACTAGCCCCAGATGTAGACGTTGGCAATCAAGTTATTAGAATAACCTTTGAATCCGACGACATGTTCTATCTCACTGATAGATATCTAAGCAAAGCCGGCGCTCATCCAGTTGATGTGGCCGAATTGGCCACGGATACCTATCACAAATTGAACAATACGCAACATCGTCCTATACTTGATAACTTGATCGCAGGATGGTGTCAACCACAATGGTACACTCAGGTCAAGCAAGCCCAGCAGCAGCAGTTAGAAATTTGTAATTTAATTAGATTGGATGAACACTATCCTGACTGTCCAGAGTGGGTGCTGCGAGAGTTTTACAAAATCAACTTTGACAATCAATCCAACGGTCTTACACAACGACTGCGAACATTTGATCCTGAAGTGGCAGTATTTTATTTTCCTTTGCGCAGCATTTTGCACAGTGATGGGTTTGTGAACAAAGTTATTGAACTAGCTGCTTGGCTTGATCTTGACATTCACGGCATAGAAAATTTGATCAAAGATCACAATCATTTTCTTAGACTTCAACCCATTCAACGAGATCAATATACCACAGCAATTATTACCGATCTTGTCAGCCAAATCAACAGACCCATCGCACACTTTGATTGGCTACAGCAGGCCTGGATATGGCACAAAACGGAATGGGTGTTTGAACAAAGATTGACCAACATACCACAAAAGTTTTATAATAACACAAGTGAAATACTCGAGGCTCTAGATGCCAGCAGACATTGACATTGACATGCCCAATAGGGACGCACTATTGCAACTAATCAGGCATACACCAGCTAGGTTGTCCAGCGATCATGCGCAGGTACGGCGTCATAACTCTGGAGTATATGTGACTGATATTCCACAAGATTCGGTCAATCAATGTGCTG